AAATGTATTATCTTTCTACCTCTCCTATGTCCTTTTATAGTACCAGTATATTTGTTACCTCCACTTTGATATGCTGATACAAGTAAACTTATAAAAAATGATTTACCTACTTTTGGAAATGCTTGTACAAAACTAAAGTTGCCATCTGTGCCAATTGGTATTGGGTATTCTATTTCATTACCCTCAACGTCTGTATCTATGTAAGAACCACAACTAAGTGATACTGGAGGATATTTAATAACTTCTGATATATCTACATTTGCTTCTTCTTCAAGCCTTTGCATTGCCATTCTATCTGCTTCCCTTTCTTCATTCGTTTTTGTTTTCTGCGTCATCTATGTATTTCTGTATTTTTGTTTTATAATATTTACCAAGTACATTATCATTTAAGAATTTATCATTTTCTAAAACGTTTTCTGTAAATTGTAGCTTGGTTTCATAATAGCTCATCATTGTCTTGTTGTAGCAAATGTATATAATTTCTCTGTAACAATCTTCAATCTTCCATTTTTTACTTTCTGCATTGCTACCAGTGTACTTCATCCAGTTACTTTCAATGTAATCTACCCTTTTTCTTTTATATCCCTTTAAAGGTGGTCTAGTACGTTTATTAAGTAGTATCTTTTTACCAATATAAACTTGTTCAGTTCGTCTGTTAAGTATTCTGTAAACAAACCCAACTGCATCTGCTGGTAAATCTTCTCTTGATTTTATTCTTTGTCCTTTATAGTTCCACATAATGAAAAAAAAAGGAGGTTTTTACACCTCCCAATATAATTAAAATGGCAAATCATCTGCTGCAACTGGTGCTGCTTTTTCTGACTTTTGAACAAAAGACTGTAAGTCATCTGATGCATAGTAAATTTTACCATTGGCAACATACTTTTTCTTTTCTCCATTCTCTCTCTGTTCTTTTGTTTGAGGAATAGTAAAAGATACATTCTGACCATAGTTACCTTCTTCAAATATAGAAAAGTTTAACTTTAGCTTCTTTAATTCCTTTCCATCTTCTCCTTTCTTTGGTACTAATTCTCTTTTTGCATTGTAGGTTAAGATGTTCTCAAAATACTGAGAAAGTTTTTTAATTGTGTCAAGTTGTAACTCAACATCTCCTAATAAATAAGGTTTTTTTGCACTCATAATTTTAATTTTAATTTATAATCCAGTTGTTATTTTATTGTCTATCACTTCTATAATATGCCTAAAAGTGCTTCTTTCTTGTTCGCCAGTTACATCCACCCCATTGATAAAGAATCTGTAATGGTCTTTCTTGTCTGTTGGTCTTAATTCAAAGTCATTCATAAGTTCTAAAATATATTTCAGTTTTAGTGTTTGTTGATTCGTTTATAGCACTTACTGTATGTATTTGATATTTCAATAAAAAGTTTGAAAAAGTATCATAAGCAAAGAAATCTAAAGATTTATCTGGATTACTAAAAAACTCTATCTCATAAAATATTATATCTTTTTTTTGGTTTGGTATTACTGTTTTAAAAGTAAATATACCATCTGATATAAATTCAAATTTTAAAGGTGTTTCAAAACCAATTAAATTTATTACATCTGCTTCTGTTGTTAATTGTGTCATAATTTATATTTATTTAGTTAATAGTTCTTTTACTTCTTTTGATATTCTGTACTTTTCTTCCACCTTAGAAATGTTACCTCCACCTTTTAAGTATGTCTGTACTTTCTTAAATTCAGCAGTGCCTTTATTTAACCAGCTCTTTTCAGCTGATTTAGCACCTTTTCCGTGTGTGTTTGTAGAATCTGCATCTTTTGTATCATCAATCAAAAATAAACCATTTAAACAATACTTACGTGCATAAGATGAACTACTACCAAAACTTTGTGCTATGTCCATACCTTTTCTGTTTGGGTCTATACCAGCTTGTGCTTTAGTATGTACTGAATCTTTACCATCAGATATAAATGCCATTGCTTCAACAAACAATACTCCACATACTTCTCTTACTTCATCAGAGATTGTTAATGTACATTTGTATTTATCTAGTAGAGGTTTAACTGCTTCTAGGATATCTTCACAACTTCGATAGTTGTATTTACCAAAGTTGTTCCTTTGGTTTTTTGGTGC